TATTGCGATAAAGTTGCGGAAATGTCTGTCGCAGTCAGTTTCTCAGAGGCCGGGGTAACTCCTTCGGTCAAAGGGGTAAGCCGAAGCCCAAGAGAGTTGTAACGCCTAAAGACTGTAGACATTGTCTTGTTACTGGGAAGTGAGCGAGCTTGCCCGAATTTTTCTAGGCATAGATAAGGCATTGCTCGTTTAAGCAAGTCTACCTGGACATAAGCAGCTGTTCTAGGAGAGATATCTCCATTTACTGTCATTGCCATATTTTATCCTCCTTGTTTTGCATTAGCTTCATCCCACGCAGACTCATAATCACCGGCAAAGGCGCCTCCAGTATTAACAGCTCCACGCCGAGTAGTTACAGTTGTAAGAGCTTGTTTTCGAGCTGCCTTAGCAGAAGTCAACGGAACAATATTATCAGACGTGGTTTGAGAAGCTAAAGTTTGAAAGGTTAAGGGTATGTTATTCTCACGTTTGAAGTCCGAGATAAGGTCTATCACATCCGTCGCCGTACCCTTGGAATAAGTTTCCCTGAGAGACGACTGAAGATATTTCGGCTTAGATTCAATCCAAGCCAGAAGAGAACCATCATCACGATACTTCTCAAAATCATTATGACCTGGAACAAAAGTTCCATTTTCCAGTTCATAACCATTCCGAATCAAATCAAAATGGGCTTCCTCATCACTTTCCTCTGCTAATGCAATAGCTGGGGCAATTTGGGAAGTAAACTGGGTTGCCTGTTCAGTAAGTTGATTAGTAACTTCTGTCTTCCAATCAGCAATCTCCTTACGTAGCTTCGCCAGCTCCATACTTCGTTTAATTCCTTCCATCCTGGAAACCACATCAAAATCCCGCTCATATTCCTTTAATTGCTCCTTCTGTTCATCAGTAAGAGAGTCAACAAAGGCTTCAGCAGCAACAGAAGATGTTTGAGTTGGAATCTCAGGTTTCTTACTCTCTTCAAGTTGCAAAAGAAGCGCCGCACGTTCTGTTTCCCAAACCTCACGGTCATGTTTATGGATACCTTGAAGAGTCTTATATCGCTGTTCAAACTTCTCATCAGACTCACTAGGTTGCTGAAGAGAAGAATCAGGTGAAGTAGGTATTTCAGTAGGTATTTCAGTAGGTATTTCAGTAGGTATTGAAGCAGTTGCTGCCGGCGGTAAAGTTGCTTTTACAATAGGAGGTTCTGGAGTTACTGGAACTATTTCTCCATCTTTTACATTAGCCGGATTATCTGCTGTTGATAAGTTAGTTTGCTTCATGCCGCCAATTTTCTTGTTAGCTTCATCCCATGTATTACTGTAAATATCTTCCTGTTCAGTCTCCAGCGCCTCTCTGTTATTAGATGCTTTATCCGCCATAAACCATTACTCCTTTTAGTGAAATAAAAAAGGCAACTGAAAAACTTAATTTCTCTGAGTTGCCTTTAATCTTATATCCTTCTCAAGATTTAGACGTGAATGTGACTAACTCCATCAGCTAAAGCAGGCGGCTTCTATGGCTCAAGGCCAAGACCATGTAGCCCCAGGAAGGACAATACAATACATGCGAGGTTGTTAAATGTCAAGAACTATTTAACAGAAACTATGGCAATTGATGCTCCCACCGTGAACCCGTGTAAGCCAAATTCAAACCATCATACCATTCTTTTCTTTTAATAAAAGTTGAAGTTGCTTTTTTAATCCTTCCAGCATCTTCAGAAGTTCAATTACATCATTCCTTCGAAGAATCACATGATTAACTAAACCGGAAGTTCCCTCCTGTTTAGTAATCGTTCTGATGTAGGTTAAATTGTCCATAACAAACTATTGCGAACATGTCAACATTTTTTCATGGAGAGGGAGAGGGAGAGGGAGAGGGCAACCCATACAAAATAAACTCTCTAAGTGTATTATACGCTTTAATTTCTCCCTGATTACGTCTTACCCCATCTATGTCAGCAGTATCATTATCAAGACGGAGTTCAGCAATTAGAATATCGAGAAGCTGAATGAGATTTCGCATAGAATTGTCAAACTGAGAACAGTAAAGATTTAAAATTAACTTAGCTTTAGGCTGATCGGACATATCTCCCCCTACCTAACTTTCTTAACAATTTTTGGAGTTACCTTTTCCTTTATTGCCGCTCCATGTTCCGCCATTTTATGTTTAAGGGCTATTTCGTGAGCCGTTTTTGCCATCTTTGTTCCCAATTCCATCTGATGGGATTCCTTCTGATGCTGCATATCAAGAGCGTGTTGATCCTCTGCGTGTCTTATTTGAGCTTCTTTACCTGCTCTTTCTGTTTGTTGTAAAGCAATCTCCTCTTCAATAAGACGAGAATCAGTAGTCCCGGCGCCTTCAATAGGCGTTTGAGCCTTAATAATAGCCTCTACGTTTTTGTCCTTTGCTTTGGACAACTGAGCCATAGTTTGAGCTCGTTTATATCCAACTTCAGCTTTTTGCATCTCAATTGCTAACTGCATTTGTATAGATTGTTCTCTTGCTTGCCTGATTTTAGCCACCTCTTCCTCGGGCAATAAGATCATAGAAATATCATGACTCTTAAATACCTCCTGTAAGAACTCCCTACGAGGAATATAATCCCAGTCTTCCGGTTGCAAAACGGATTTAAGTTGAGCAAGCGCCTGCATACGAATCTCTTTCATTACCAGGCTGGATACACCACGAGCTTTAACGTTAAAATCACCCTTAATGTCAGTACGAGGATTAAACTCCATATTCCAAGCATAAATATCACCAATAATCTTCTCAGTAAAAGCATCAAAATTTTTGACAACATCTTTAATAGACATAGCAACTGTATTCATACGTCCAGAGGCAGCCTGAGCAGTTTCGTTATGAACCATTTGCCCAATCATCCAGGTAGGAAGAGTAGTTTCCTCATCGCCAAACTGTTTGAAAGCTTCTATAATGGATAAGAGTTCTGTAATATGAGAATCAATGCCATAAACACGAAGAGCGGGATACTGAGCATCAATTCCCCTACCCTCTCGAAACCAGAGTTTACGAGGGTAAAAAGAAGTAAAGTCAGTGCCTGGAGTTAGAAGAGATCTATTAACTTCTACTTGTGGACCCGCAGCACAACTGGCGTTGTCAAGCACCATACGAGCAGCTCCAGCAATTGCGAGTTGAGAATGACGCATAACACGAGCAAGACTTTCACCAAAAATACTGGTTTCATCTTTCTCATAGTAGAAGATCTTATATTGATCAAGCGCAGTTGAAAAAAGAACGGCTTTAATTGGCTTATAACCAAGCAGCCAGATATTTGCAGCATACTCAAGGGTTACATCAGGAACGTCAAGACCACAAGCTTCAAGATCGTTCCCATCTACATATCCCCAGAATTCTAAAACTTCATATTTTTTACCCAATTGACGGTTTGTAGAACGGCTGCGATCGTCGTTGGAACCGGAAGTAGTAGTAGTAGAACCAACCACACCACTTCCCGCCTTAATTTCGATAACTTGAAGATCTACTTCCCAATTTAGAGGAGTATAATTACCATCGGGATGTTCAGTAAGAAAAGTCTCAATCATATCAGGATAGAAATCAGTTCGTTTCATGAGTTGTCTCAGGTCATGCTTATTCATAATATGACGTTCAAACGAACCGGTCATCTTGTCTATATCAACTACAGTCATATCAGGATACCAGTCCCAAATACGAATAAACTGAAGATCAGGGATCTCTTCTACGTTTACTTGTTCCTCATAGTCTCCATTTGTAGTAGGTTCCCAACGTCTCTTAGTACGATTAACAATCATAGGGCCTTTCATTATCCCTGTTCCATACATAAGTCCAGACCTCAAAACCTTTTTAGTTTCCTCAGAATATTTCATTTCAGTAAGTTGATCATGAATTACAGTAGACATCTTCTCACAAGTAGCTTTAGCAAATTTCTTAATTGCAAGTTGGAGATCATCAGCGGTAGGAAAAATAGGTTGAGGTGGTTTTAAACCATCCGCAGGATAGCCATCCGCAGGATTTTGAGATAACTCAACAAGAGAATAAGCAATCTTCTTAACAATTTCTTTAGATATACGAGGTTCAGGAGTCGGTTCAATTTCCCAATTTTTATCCTGGGCAGGGAAAAGCATTTCATGAAGACGGGAAAGGACAATATTAACTTTTGATCTGGTAATTTTGGGGTAAACTTTAGATGCGTTAGCTTCAAGTTTTACGTCGGGATCATAGAGTCCTTTATATTGACGTAATGATTCCAGCCATTCTAATTCTTTGGGTCTTCTGTAGGCTTTGTTTACTGAAAACTGATTCTGTAACCTGAGCCCGAATGACTGCATAGCATCAGAGTTTCTTTCTTTCTTAGCAAATGTTTCTTGTATTACATCCATCATAGCACTAAGAGGTTTTACGTCTGCAAGACATTGAGGTTTTACGTCTGCAAGACACAGTCTTACTTCTAATATCCCACCTCATAACTTGCCGGACGATACTCTCTTTGTTTTAGTTTAGCAAGAAAATTTTTACGTTCCCTATCTAAATTCTCATTCTCGGTTGCATACATACAGAGATATTCTAGACCATCCGCGCAATGGCTGGCAAAATTCTTAACAGGCATAGGTTTATATTCTTCCCCGTTGCCTTTAGGGTCTTTATCGTAATGATAAGCTCCATTCATAGCCTTACGTAAAAAGTGGCAGTTAGGGGAAAGAACAAACCCGGGCTCACCAGCATACATCTTATTTAGAAAGAATTCTACAGCGCCAATCCGAGGTATAACAGCATTTGTAGAAGCGGGAATAATGTTGGTCAGGCCAATTTCAGGACTGTGGAGAATATCGAAGCAGGTTGATTCATCTGTAGGAACACGAGAGATGCCGGAAGGATCCCCGTATCCCATTATATTCATCCCAAAGTATTTCTGTCTTAAAAGAGGAAAGAGCTGGTTTTTACAGAATTGAAGAAGTCCCATTCCGTCTGAAACTAATTCGTCAAGAATACGAAGCTGACCTAAAGGAGTAATCTGACCAAGAATAATACTTGGTGATAACCCGAAGTCCACCCCCACCAACACATTAACCCCCTTCATAGGCTCCAAAGGATGTGGAGCGACATGAATATTGTCACGAAACGAAACAAAAACAGGTTTTCCACTTACAACATAACCATACTGGCCGTGGACATAAACCCTAATGAACATATCGTCCTTACCTTTAATGAGATTCGAGTAATAATTTTTAGGAAGATGTTTAGTATTCTCAGCATGAATGGAGAGGCCGGAAGGTTGTTTAAACATTTTAAAATTATCCGGACGTATTATTTCAGCTTTCTTATATAGAGTCGAATCCTCTTCAGGTGGATTCGTATCCATAATTATCCCATGCCAATATTCTCCAACGTCATCTTTCTTAGGATAACGACCTATACGTCCATCCATAGCATCAATAATTCCCCAAGGAATTTCCCTTACTTCATTAAAATAGGCGCCGGTAAACTCAAAAGAAAGAAGATTAGAAACATGATCTTCCCGATCTAAAGCACGATAACAAATCTCTAATTGTACTCCTGGGAATTTTGTTATGTAATAATTATGGTCGGTTACGTGATAGCTGCCGAATATTTTAGGAGGGTACCATTCATGAAAAGTGCGGATAGTAGTGTCCTTGAGCTGACCATAGTGGTTTCGAATCACTGCCCATCGGGATCTCCTAATTCCATCTCTACTTGGAACTTGTTCGTGAGCCCTACGTATTATCTCCATGACACAGCCTGAGGTTTTCCCCGAATTTCCAGTAATAAATATTTTTCCATTACGACGGGCAATGAAAAAACCTGTTTCTGTTTTGAAACAATACTTAAAGCCGTTACCGGATTTTATATAAGTAACAGAATCGAAATCTTGATAGAGAGCAGCTTTCTTACTTCTTAGACTTATATTTATACGATATCTGACTTTGCGAATTCCATCTTTCCTATCCCGAATAGATATATTTGAAACAATACCCTGTGTCACAAGACAATATTGGATAAAATCAGCATCTTCTTTTTCTATTGTTGAATACTGAAAAATGTTGCCGGCAGCAAAACAAGAATGAAAATCCCAATATTTCAATTCATCAAGAATTATCTTCCTTTGATCATTACTGGTCTGCCAAAACGTCTTATCAAACTTCTTAGTTTTCAATGGAGCCTTAAAATAATAATAATTCTTTCCATTCTCATATTCTGTCTTCTTAAAAGGAATATGACTTTCATTTAACAACTTTTCTATTCTTAATTTTTTGCGTTCCTTTTTAAAGCCCATACTACATGTATTACGAGTTTCCCCCACAATTTCCTTATGTTTATGAAACGAACCTTCAGCAATCACAGCAACAGTCAAGCGTAATGCACTTTCTTCCAAATCAATCCTGCTCAAATCCGAAACAAAAAATAGATTAGGAATTTCATCCTCTAAATATTTACTCCAATGACTCCGAGCAGCCTCATGAGCCAAACACGTATACAGTTTTCCGTCTATATCTCGCCAAAGCATTTTATGATCTGACGAAAGCATCATATCGAAATGAACACCTTTAAAGTTATAAAAATATTCACAAGGTAAGACAATATAATCAGAAGGAGACAAAAAATCTATATTACTATCCTGTGGATGATACTGAGCAACCATATCTCCTTTAACGTATTCATCCATTCGTTTCCAGCCGGACGGAGTTAAATATTCGGAATCATTAGACAAACAGCCAAACGGGCCCATAATACACCTCTGACGGGTATTATCCAGGGTAAACCTCTTTACAGTTGGAACATCAGAATAATCATATAAGACCTGATATGGTTTAGATTCTGAGGTAATCAATCGGCATCAGACTCCTTCAAGATTTTCTCTTCAGTTTCTTTCCCAGTTCTTTCTTAAGTTGTCCACAGAACTGAGCAAGCTATCCTCTTGA